CAACGTCCTGGACGTGCAGATGGGCGCGCTCACCAATGCCCCGGCAATCGACGGCATGCAGGAACTCAGCCTGCGTGCTGCGGCGTCGTTCGGCTGTTTCGATGACTCCTCAGAGGAAAACCCCGTGAACCCATTGCTGCAGGCGCTGATCGCCGCCCTCGGCCTGGCCGAGAACACCACCGAAGAGCAGGCGGTCGCCGCGCTCTCCGCCCACACCACCAATCTGCGCAAGCTGATGGGCCTGGACGAAGGCGCCGTCTTCGGCGATGCCCTGGTCGCAGCGTGCACCGGCCTGAAGGCCAAGGCCGCCGTCAGTGTCGACCCGGCTCAGTTCGTCCCGCTGTCGGTTGTCGATGGCCTGAAGGCCGACCTCGCTGCGCTGACCGCCCGCCTGGGTGAGCGCGACCAGAAGGATCTGGACGGCCAGATCGCCGCCGCCCTGGATGACGGGCGCTTGCACAAGACCATGGAAAGCTGGGCGCGCGACCTCGGCAAGAAGGACCGCGCTGCGCTGACCGCCTACCTGGATGCCGCCGCGCCGATCGCCGCGCTGACGCGCAGCCAGACCCAGGGCAACCCGCCGGTACCGGACGAGAAAACCGGCCTGACACCGGAAGAGCTGGCGGTGTGCAGCTCCATGGGGCTGTCCCCGGAACAGTTCAAAGCGGCAAAGGAGGCCTGACGCCATGACCGCGCTCACTCGTGACCGCAATACCCCACGCCGTGACGGCGTGCAGTTCAACGACCCGCTGGCCGCAGGCGTGAAGATCTTCGCCGGCTCGCTCTACTGCCTGAACGCCTCCGGTTATGCCGTGCCGGGCAGTACCTCGACCACGCTGAAGGCTCGTGGCCGCGCCGAAGAGACCGTGGACAACACCAGCGGAGCAGCCGGTGCAGCAACCGTCGAAGGGCGCCGCGGCTGTTTCCAGTTTGCCAACAGCACCACCACCGACGAGATCACCCGGGCCGACATCGGCAACGAGTGCTACATCGCCGACGACCAGACGGTCGCCAAGACCTCCGCCACTGACACCCGCTCGGTTGCCGGCGTTATCCGCGATGTGGATAGCGACGGCGTCTGGGTCGAGATTTAAGGGAGCACGACTCAGATGATCATCAACCGTCAAAACCTGCAGATGCTATTCACCGGCTACAAGGCATCCTTCCAGAACGCCTTCGCCGGTATCACCCCGGACTTCGCACCCTTCACCCTGGAGGTGCCGTCGGTCAACTCGGTGGAGCAATACGGCTGGCTGGGCAACAGCACCGCATTCCGCGAGTGGATCGGCGACCGGGTGATCCAGAACCTGGCGCTGCATGACTACAGCATCAAGAACAAGCCGTTCGAGAACACTGTGGGCGTGCCCCGCGAGAGCATCGAGGATGACAGCTTCGGGCTGTTCAACCCGTTGATGGGCCAGCTCGGCCAGGACTCGGCCAACCATCCGTCCACGCTGATCTACGAGCTGCTGGGCAACGGCTTCGCCGGCACCTGTTACGACGGCCAGTACTTCTTCGACACCGACCACCCGGTGACCAACAAGGCCGGCGCCGAGGTAGGTGTCAGCAACTTCCAGGGCGGCACCGGTACGGCCTGGTATCTGCTGGATACCACCCGCGTGATGAAGCCGGTGATCCTGCAGAAGCGCAAGAACTACAACTTCGTCTCGATGGATAAGGAAACCGACGAGAACGTGTTCATGCGCAAGGAGTACATCTACGGTGTGGATGCGCGCCTGAACGCCGGCTATGGCCTGTGGCAGTTGGCCTATGCCTCCAAGGAAACGCTCGATGCCAGCGCCTTCAACGATGCCTTCGCCGCGATGCAGAGCATGGAGGGCGATCGCGGGAAGAAGTTGGGCATCCGGCCGAAGCTGCTGGTGGTTCCGCCGAGCCTGCGCAGTGCGGCGCTGGAGATCGTCCAGTCCGAGCGTGGTGCCAACGGCGCCACCAACATCAACCGCAACGCCGTGGACGTGCTCGTCACGCCGTGGCTGTAAGGGGGTGATGCATGGCCGCCAAGAAAGGAACCAGGGGCGCCACCAAGGCGCCCACCAAGAACGCAGACCAGGCAGCCGCATCGGCTGCTCCTGCTGCCGCCGAACAGCTGGCCACCCAGCCGGTGGCACCCTCCACGAACCCTGAGCCGACGGCGGTAACGCCACCGACCAGTACCGAACAACCCACGAGCGAGGCACCCGGTCTGGATACCGGTTCGAGCGGGCAGGATGCCCACCCCGATACCGACCAGGCCGCGGGCGATGCCGCGGCCACCACCAGCCAACCGGCATCAGCCGCGCCCCAGGCGTCTGTGGGCGATGCCGCTTCGGCAGGTGGCAGTGCCACTGAAACCGTCGATGATCTGGAGCTGGACGACGGCGAGGTCGAGGGGCTGTGGATCGTTGCGATCCCCGAGCAGGGTTTTCGTCGCTGCGGCTATCGCTTCACCCGCGAGGGCTTCGGCATTGCCATGTCGGCGCTAACGCCCGAGCAGATCGAGACTCTGGAGAACGAACCCAACCTGAAGGTTGAGCGCGGGATCTTCTCCGGCCGTCTCGACCAGCTGGTGCAGTAACCCATGCAGTACATCACTCTCATCGCCCTGGCCGAGCGTCCAGGTGCTCGCGAACTGGCCCAGGTGGCCACCGCCGAGCATCTGCGCGTGGTGCCGTTCGAGCTGATGGAAGCCACCCTGCGTGGTGGCGATCGCAGCACCTGGACGGCTGACCAGGTCGCGGTGGCGGATGATGCCTTGCAACGTATAGAGGAAGCAGTCGGCCAGGCCGAGAGCCTGGTGGACGGATTCCTGGCTCGTCGTGGCTACCCGCTGCCACTCGACCCGGTGCCGGAGCTGGTCACTGGCTGGGTGCGCGACATCGCCCGCTACCTGTTGCACAAGGACCGCGGCGGCAAGGAAGCGGACGATCCGATCGTCCGTGCCTACCGCGACGCCCTGAAATTCCTGGAGATGATCGCTGCCGGCAAGTTCAGCCTCGGTGCCACCGATCCGATCCAGACCGATCCGAATCTGGTGGACGTGCGTTTTGACTCGTCGCCCAACGTGTTCAACCGCGACCAGCTGAAGGCGTTCCGATGAACTTCGCGCCACTGGACACCAGCCTGATCGAGCAGCGTCTGCGCGATCAAGTGGGCGCCCTCGAGGAGGTGCTTGGCGCCGCCGAGTATTCCCAGGTGCGTGAGCTCAATGGCTACCGCATGGGGACCGCCTACGTGGTGCTGGCTGCCGAACGCAATCCGGCCGGTGCCGGGCCGCAGGCGCAGCGCAAGGTGGCCGCCGAAGCGGTGTTCGGCGTGGTCGTCTGCACCCGCAACTACCGCGACAAGGTCGGCGGCGCGGCACAGGACGAGGCCGCGCTGATCGCCGGCCAAGTTCGCGGTGCGCTGCACGGATGGGCACCGCATGGCTGGAAGCCCTGCATCTGGCTGCAGGCCAACGTACTCGACAGCGACCAGAGCCGCGTGCTCTGGCTGGATGTATTCACCACCACCCACGTACTAGGGGGCACCCCGTGAGCAAGACCAACAACGAGGCGACCAAACCCGCCGCCAAGCCGCAGCTGTTCAAGGTCAAGCTGCTGAAGCCGCACACCCATGCTGGTGAACCGAAGCAAGTCAACGACTCGATCGACGTCACCGCCCCCGAGCGTGAGTTCCTACGCCGGGCGGGTGTCGTCGCAAAAGATGAGGCCGAGGGCTCCGCCCCGGCCGCTCAGTGAGGTAATAGCAATGGAAGAGTCCTACTACTATGGCCAAGGCAAGGTTGAACTTGCTGAGATCAACCCTGACGGCTCCCTGGGGCCATGGGTCTGGATAGGCGACGTCTCCGAATTAAGTGGCTCGCTGGCCCAGACGCCGATCAACCACCGCGAATCCTACAGCGGTGTGAAGGCCAAGGTTCGGGAGTTCTTTACCGAACTGGGTATCGACTGGACCGCCACCCTTCACCAGCTGGATGTGGACAACGTTGCCAAGTTCACCCTGGGCAAAGTCTCGTCCGTTACTGCGGGTACCGTAACCGGGGAGGAGTTTCCGATCGTTGAGGATGGCGATGTGGTTCAGCTTGAACAGCTGAACGTCAGCGACTTGGTGGTTACCGACAGCGCCACGCCAACCCCGGCGACTTTGGACCGGGGTGTGCACTACGAATACGACGCCTACGGTGATGTCGAGATCCTCGCACTACCGACCAGCCCGGCACCGACCCAACCGCTACTGGGAGCGTACTCCTACGGTGCAGCCAAACAGGCCGCGTTCCTCGCCGGTGACCGGAAGAACTACGCGATGCGCTACAAAGGGACGAACCTGGCCGAGAACGGCAAACGCTGCCTGGTTGAGGTGTACAAGGTCTCGGCTGGCTTGATCCAGACGCTGTCGCTGATCACCAGTGGCAACCAGCTCGCCGGTGCGCCGGTAACCTTCTCGTCGTTGCTGGACTCCAGCAAGCCAGCCAACGGCTCGCTCGGCCAGTACGGCCGCTACGTCGAGCTGGGCTAAGCCATGGCAAGGAAGAAGGAGAACCGGGTCATCCAGGCCCCTTCGCCGCCAGAGGCCGCTGCAGGGCAGGACGACCTGGAGGTGCTGCACCCCAACCGCTCGGCGACCATCGCCGGGCGATCGGTCACGGTGCGCGAGTACGGGTTTATCGAAGGCATGCGGCTACGACCTCTACTGCAGCCGTTCCTCGATGACTTGCACGCCATGATGCTGGGTGATGCGCTGCCCGGTCTTGACCAGATCACCATGAGCCTGGGCGCTCACATCGACGCGGTAAGCGAGGCCGTAGCCACCGCCGCCGACGTCGAGCTTGAGTGGTTGACCGGGCTCAGCCAGGACGACGGCATGCACCTGCTGATGCTCTGGTGGGGTGCCAACGGCCCTTTCTACGTGCGCAGCGTCCGCAACCGGATCGCCACCGATCGGGCGGTGGAAAAGCTGCGCGCTGGTCAGATGTCTACGCCATCCTCATCGCCGCCGGCTACGGAGACGCCGAACGCCTCGGCCAGCTGACCGAGCGGCAGATCCTCCTCTACTACGAGGCCGAGCTGCGGCGCCAACGGCGCCAGCGGGCCGAGTTCCTGGTGGATGCCAATATGGCGTTTGCAGGTGGAGACGATGCACAGAAGCATCTGCGCAAACTGAGTAAATGAAAGAGGGCTCCTGGTCCTGGTGCGCCAACACCAGGACCAGGCGCCGAACAGGCAACACCGTGCCAACCCAGCCAAGGCCCTCCGCTCACGCGTGAGCCGGGCGAGCCTAGCAAATGGAAACGGTGTTGCCGAGAGTGAAAGACCTACGTTGCGGTGGTTGTCACCGCCTGCTGGCCCGAGCGGGTCGGTTCGATATTCTGCAGATCAAGTGCCCGCGGTGCCGGGCCATCAACCATTTGAGGGCCGAGAGCCTCCATCCATCGCCATCGAGCGCTGGCCAGGAGGCCTCATGCAAGCCCAACCCATCATCCCCTGGATAGGCGGCAAGCGCCGTCTCGCCGATCGCATCTTTCCCTTGTTCCCTCGCCACAGCTGCTACGTCGAGCCGTTCGCCGGCGGTGCAGCGTTGTATTTTCTGCGCCCGGTACCTGCCGAGGTGGAGGTGCTCAACGATATCAATGGCGACCTGGTCAACCTGTACCGGGTCGTACAGCACCACCTGGAGGAATTCGTCCGCCAGTTCAAGTGGGCGCTGAGTAGCCGGCAGGTGTTCAAGTGGTTGCAGGAGACCAGGCCGGAGACCTTGACCGATATTCAGCGAGCAGCCAGGTTCTACTACCTGCAGCAGTCAGCGTTTGGTGGGCGGGTGGATGGCCAGAGCTACGGAACGGCCACCACCCAGCCGCCAGGGCTCAACCTGCTGCGGATCGAGGAGGCGCTCTCAGCCGCCCACCTGCGGTTGAGCAATACCTACATCGAACACCTGCCATGGCAGGAGTGCATTCGTCGCTATGACCGGCCCCACACACTGTTTTATATGGACCCTCCGTACTGGCAGACCGAGGGTTATGGCGTGCCATTCGAGTTCGAGCAGTATGAGGAGATGGCTGAGCTGCTCGGCCAGGTTCGCGGCAAGGCCATCATCAGCCTGAACGACCATCCAGACATCCGCCGGGTGTTTGGTCGCTACCACATCGAATCGACCGATATCATCTACACGGTTGGCGGCGGAAAAGGGACCTCGGCCCGCGAAGTGCTGATCTTCAGCTGGGACATCAAAGCGGAGCCGGCAGGTCTGTTCTGATTTTCGGCCTGCCGAAAAGACCAGCCTCCACGCGCGCGCGAGGATGACGCCGAACCCCTCGACGTGATTCTCCCCATGGCTGGCAACGATCTCGAACTCGCGCTGCGCATCAAGGCCGACCTCGCGCAGGGCCAAAAGGCCCTGGAGGAGCTCGGTAATGCAGTCGAGGGCGTTGGTGAAGCTGCGCAGGTGTCCAGCGGCCAGCTGAGCAAGGTCGGTGAAACCGCCGACCAGCAGGCGGCACGAATTCGCGCAATGGTCGACGCCAGCCTGCAACAACAGGCTGCCAGCGACGCGCTGGCCGATAGCGTCGAGCGTGGTAACACCGTCGCCCAGCAAGCCAATTCCACCTGGCAACAGACCGCATCCGCACAGTCGGAGGCGATGAACGCCTATCACAATGCAGAGCGTGCGGCCGAGCAGAAAGCCCAGGCCGACCTGCAAGCTGCCGAAGCGGCGAAGCAGGCCGCGCTGGCGGTGGATAAGGAAGCCCAGGAGCTGCAGCAGCTGCTGGGTAAGATCGACCCGGTAATCCGCAAGCTCGACGAGCTGGACGAGATGGAGCAGCAGCTGCGCCGCTCGCGTGATGCCGGCCAGATCGACGTCGAGACTTACGACACCTTCAACGCGAAGCTCCAGGAGCAGCGCCAACGTCTCGGTGGCACCACCGATGCCATGCGCACGGCTGGCATCACTGCTGGCCAGTACCAGCAGGCCATGCGTCAGCTGCCGATGCAGATCACCGACATCACCACCAGCCTGGCCAGTGGCATGCCGATCTGGCTGGTGGCCGTGCAGCAAGGTGGGCAGATCAAGGATAGCTTCGGTGGCATCGGCAACGCCGCGCGGGCGCTGGTGAGCACCATCAACCCGCTTACTCTGGCTATCGCGGCGGTTGCAGCCGGTGTGGGTGCCACTGCTCTGGCCTTCTACCAAGGTAGCCAAGAGGCGAACACCTACCGCGAGCAGATTATTCTCAGCGGCAACGCTGCCGGTACCAGCAGCGACCAACTGATGGCCATGGCAGCCTCAATGGATGCCGTGCGTGGTACCCAGCGCCAGGCTGCCGCAGCGCTGGCAGAGGTTGCCGGTACCGGCAAGATTGCCAGCGACCAGATCATGCTGGTGGCGTCTGCAGCGGTGGCCATGCAACAGGCGACCGGTCGTGCCGTTTCCGAGACCGTCGCAGAGTTCGTGAAAATCGCTGATGCCCCCGTTAAAGCGGTGGCCGAGCTCAACCGCGAATACAACTTCCTTAGCGCCGCTGTGTATGAACAGATCGCCGCACTAGCCGAGCAAGGCGATGAGGCCGAGGCGACGCGATTGGCCATGGAAGCGTTCGCCCAGACCATGGAGGGTCGATCGGCAGAGATCGAGGGCAATCTGGGGCTGTTGGAAAGTGCGTGGAAAAGCATCAAAAGCGCTGCATCTGAAGCCTGGGACGAGATGCTCGGTATCGGTCGAGAGCAGACGCTGGAGGAGCAGCTAGAGGCGCTGGATCGGCGTGGGATCAGCGATCTGGACTTCGCCAGTCTGGGCGCCAATGCAGCGGTGCTCGGCCCCCTGGGCGGCGCGAAAGAACTGTGGGATCAGCTATCGCCCCTTATTCGCGGTGCTACGGAGGAAGGCGCCACCCAACTGGAGCAAGAGCGCGCCCGGTTGCGGCTGGCCATCGAGCAACGTGATGCCAAGGCCGCCGAGCAGGCCGAGACAGCCCGGCTCAACCGGGAGTCGATCGAGGCGCAGCAGGCGATCGCCAAGGTCCGTGAGCAAGGGCTCACCAAGGTTGAGCAGAAGGAAAAGGCGATCGCCGAGTATCGAGCCAACGTCGAGAAGATTCGTGCCGCCAATCCAGACTCAGCGTTGATCAGCGATGCGCAGATCGACAAGGACATTGCCGCTATCGAAAGGCGCTATAGCGAGCGGCAAAAGCGTACCCCGGTAGATCGTGATCAGCGGGCCCGCGAAAACTACCTGGCGCAACTGGAGCGCCAGGCCGCCACCTTGGAAATGACAACCGCCGAGGTGCGTCAGTACGAGTTGGCCGAGAAGGGCCTCACCGGTGCCATGCTCGATCGGGCCCAAGCTGCCCTGGTGCTGATCGATGCGGCCGAGCAGCAGCGCCAGACTGACGCCAACGCCCGAACAAACGCCGGACTGGAGGCTGAGTTCCTGCGTGCTGCAGGCCGTGAAACCGATGCCGCTTTGCTTGAGATCCGCACCAAGTTCGCCGGCATGCGTACTGAGTTCGAGAAGGCAGGCAACGAAGCCGGTCTGGCTTGGCTCGACAAGCTGATCCCGGTCGCCGAGGCCAAGTTGCGCGTCGATGACGTGCAGCGCGAGATGGATCGTATCCTGGCCGAGCAGCAGCGCCAGGAGCAGTCGGTGAACGTGCAGCAGGATGCTGGCTTGATCACCGAGCTGCAGGCGCGCGAACGCATCCTGGAAATCCATCGCCAGACATACGCTCAACTGGAACAGATCCGACCGGTGCTGGCTGAACTAGCGCAACAACCAGGTGTTATTGGCGAGGCAGCTGCCCAGGCGCTGTACGCGCTCGATGCGCAGGCGCAGCGTCTGATGGCCACCACCACGCTCCTGCAGGAGACTCTACGCGACGGGCTGACTACCGGCCTGACCGACGCTCTGACGGGTCTGGCACGCGGCACTATGACCTTGCGCGAAGCTGTAACGGCACTTGGTCAGAGCGTGCTTGATGCGATGACCAAGATGGCCGCCGAGAACCTCGCGCAGTCGATCAGCGGCGGAGTCATGGGCCTGTTCGGCGGAGGGCAGGAATCTGCCGGCCTGGCCAGTGGCGCTGCAGCTGTGACCACGTCTGCAGGAGCCCTGGCGGCGGCTGGTGGAACTCTACTCACTGGCGCAGCCGCAATTCAGACTGCTGCTGCCAGTCTCGCCGCTGCAAATGCGACTTCGACGATCACGAGTGCCAGCAGCTATACCGGTGCCTTCGGCTTCGCCGAGGGCGGCAAGGTAAAGGGTCCAGGCACCCCAACCAGCGATTCCATCCTGGCCGCGCTTTCTACCGAGGAGGTTGTCATTCGCGCCGCTTCGGCCATGCAACCTGGTGCCACCGATTTCCTCCTGGACTTCAACGCTCGCGGCATGCAGGCGCTGCACGATTGGGCATTCCAGTACGCCTTTCACCACAACACCGGCGGCCTGGCCGGCGTGCCGGCACCTGCCATGGCCAACCCCGGCCTCGGCACTTCGCGTCTGGCCGAGCCGGCGAAGAACATGAGCACCACCCTTTCCAACGCGGTGAACCTGTACGCCGTACAGCGCCCCGAGGATGTCGCCAGCATGGCATGGGGCAAAGCCGGCCAGGAGCACTTCCTCGTTTACCTGCAACAGAACGGCGCCGAAGTGCGCCAACTCCTGGGGATCAATTGATGCCGTATCAGATCGGATTCGTCGATGACACCGGCGCTACCCTTGCTCACCACAAGATGCTCGATGCCATCAAAACATTCGCTGAGGCGAATGGCTGGGTCACGGTGTTCCACAACACTGCCGCGACCAACCACCAGGTGATCCTGAAGGGGCCAGGCTATAGCGGTACCGAAGAGATCTTCGTCGGCTTCAGTACTTACCAAGATGTCGCGGCCGACTACTACAACCTGGTGGTCTACGGCTTCACCGGGTATGTGCCCGGCAACCCGCTTGCCAGTCAGCCTGGCGCGCGCTGGTCAGCGGTGCCGGCGCACAACCAGCGCATCGACTACTGGCTCACAGTCAGCCCACAGCGCATCGCTTTCGGGCTGAAAGTCGGGATTCCGGTCTATGAGTCGGCCTACGTCGGCAAGATGCTGCCTTACGCCAGGCCGTCTCAGTTCCCATACCCCATGATCGTTGGCGGCATGCTGGCGGCCAACAGCGCTCCGGCCACGCGCTTCTCCGATACCGCGCACTCGATGCCGTACAAGGGCAACCGCAGCAACCTGGCCCTGCGCGACAACGCCGGCAACTGGCTCCAGGTTGAAACCCATCCCTGGAACAACACCGTGCTGGCCGGTGTAGGCACTGGCACCACCACAAACGTGCGTGACACCGGGGGCCAATACCCGCTGCTGCCGATCATTCTCAGTGACGCCAACGGCATCTATGGCGAGCTGGAGGGAGTGTTCTACGTCAGCGGCTTCAACAACGTGGTCGAGAACACTTTGGAGATCGAGGGCGTCACATACGTCGTCCTCGAGGACGTGTACCGAACCGGCCACACCGACCACTACGCTTTGAGGATGAGCTGATGGCGCACTATTCCGGCAGCGCGAACGACATCGGTGAGCTGCTCACCGCGCTGCGCAATGCCTGTGTTTCCGAGGGGTGGACGCTGACCGGCAACGTGCTGAGCAAGGGCGCTGCTTTTGTGCAGGTCGAGGACATCACGCTCGATGCCAACACCCCGCGCAGCCTGATGGTGACCGGCGGTACCGGGTTGAGTGGGTCGACACTTCTGCAGCCATCGGTCGTTACCCCGCGCATGGGGCGTGGCCATAACAATGCTGCTGCCTACGTCTGGCCGATGACCTATCACATCCATATCCACTCCAATCCCGACGAGGTCTTCTTCATCGCCAACTGGTCGGTGGAATACTTCATGTGGCTGGCATTCGGTGTGTCCGACGTGCCGGGTCTGGCCGGTACTGGCCTATGGTTGACCGCCAATGCGATGCGTCGTTACAACTCTGGATATCTGGAGCCGGTGAGCTTCAGTTATGACATCAGGCCAAATTCGGGCGGAGCAGGCCCTGGCTACAACAACTACTACCGCAATACTGGTCCGTTCTGGCGCACCGTATCCCGCTACCAGGCTGGTGCAGTTTCGCTTTATGGCCCGTTCTACCAGGACACCGTGCACACTGGTCTCAACTCGCTGGGTGCGGACGGCTGGGCCGGCGTTCCAATCACCACGAGTTCGGTGGCACCAGGCAATATCGATGCGATTCTGGCGCAACAGCCCCACATGGCTAGACAACCATCAGTCTGGAACAACGAGGCGATACTCCTGCCAATCCAGGTGTACGAAGTCACCAGCTCGAACAAGCGGCAGCTCGTCCTAGACGTTCGCCACGCCCGATACTTGCGAATCGATAACTACGATCCGGGTCAGGTGATCACGCTCGGCGAGGATCGCTGGAAGGTTTACCCGTTCTGGCGCAAGAGCATCGCCCAGCGCGACGGCGGCAGTAACTTGGAACACACCGGCACGTTCGGTTGGGCGATCCGGTACGACGGGGACTGATGACATGGCTGTCCTCGCCGGCTTCCAGGCTGGCTCGCCTTCCGGTGGAGTCAATAGCCCTTTTATCACCGACGATATCGAGGTATTCGAGGGGCAGCCTTGGCCGTTTGGGGCCGCGCTCGTTGGTGTGGCGCCCGCCCATGGGGTGGTGAGCAATCTTCCCGTCTCCGCGGTGCCGCGCCCGCTGCAGGGCTTCATTCTTCACAGCTACCAGCATGACTTCTACAACCGGATCCACATCTCGGTTGATCAGCTCGACTTGGGCAACGTGATCACGACACAAACCACCCCTGTTCGTGTCTGGAATGCCTACCTGGTTGCGCGTGGGTTGGTCGATATCAGCGGCCTGGAAGAAGGCATCGAGTTGTCTGGCCAGCCGATACCTCCATTCGATCTCAACGCCCTGCAGGAACTGGAGTGGATGCTGTCAGTGACGACGAACGGTGCGTCCGTGCTCGATGTCATGCTGATCTGGCTATTCGACAACTCTGCAGTTGCTCGCTTGCGCGTCTTGGCCACGCGGATAGTCGCTTGGACCTTTGTTCCCGACTGGGGCGACGGAGTTCGCGAGCGGCTGGCATGCTCGACCGACATCCTGCAGAGCGAGTCGGGAGCATCGCAGCGGCGCCGGTTGCGCCTGGCGCCTCGGCGCGAATTCGAGGCCCCGATGTACTGCGAAGGGCGGGAGCGCCAACTGCTAGACCTGGCCCTGTACGGGTGGGGCGATCGGATCTGGGCTATGCCGATCTGGCCTGATATCCAACTGCTCGATGCGCCTGTTGCGCTCGAGGCCACTTTCATTCCGTGCCAGACACAGTACCTGGACTTCCGGGCCGGTGGCCTTGCGTTGTTCAGAGCTGAAGACGCTTTCACTTACGAGACCGTTGAGGTTGAGGCGGTTGAAAGTGGTGGCTTGGTGCTGCGTCGTCCAATCAGGCGCAGCTGGCCTGCCGGTAGTCGCTTGTATCCTGTGCGCACTGCCCAGCTGATGGAACCGCCCGTTGAGACCAAGCTGACTGACAAGCTGGTTTCGGTGCGTGTGCGCTTCCTGGTAATGGAGCCATGCACCTGGCCCGAGCTGATGCCGGCGACGCTCTATCGCGGCAAGCCAGTCTGGGATCGGCGGCCGGATGAAAGTGAAGATCTCTCGATCGCCGCCGAGCGGCTCATGCTGTCGCTCGACAGCGGTATGGCGATCCCGCAGTACACCGATCCGGCGCGTCGTGCCTTCAGGTTGCTGGGGCAGCGCTGGCTCGACCAAGGCCGAGGCGAACGCGCCGCGCTGCGCAGCTTCATATACGCAATGTGGGGCCGGCAGAAGGTGGTTTGGGTGCCGACTCACATGGACGACCTGGCCATTCTTGCGACCGTCGCCAGCCTGGCCACCAGCGTCGACGTTGCCAACATCGGGTACACCCGATTCAGTCAAGGACGGGCCGGTCGGCGTGATATCCGCATCGAGTTGCACGATGGATCGGTATTTTTCCGCCGCATCACAACCTCGGCCGAGATCGACAGCGAGATCGAGAGGCTCGTGCTCGATGAGCCGTTTGGGCGGGTCGTTGAGCCGAGCCAGGTTGCGCGGATCAGCTGGATCGTCCTCTGCCGCTTCGAGAACGACGTCCAGGAGCTGGAGCACATGACCGACAGCGAAGGCGTGGCGAGCTGGTCCACCACGTTTAGGGAGGAGCGCGACGATGAGTTTTGATGCGCGCGATAAGAGCGTGGCGGATGGTACGCCAGTCAAGCTTTATCGGTTCCGGCGTGGGGTGCTGTCCTGGGCATACACCAGCGCTGATCGGCACATGACCTTCAACGATGAGGTCTTCAAGACGGTGCCGGGCGGAGTCAACGATGACGGTATTCGCCGTACAGGGGAGACCAATGCCGATCGCCTCAAGGTTAGCGGGCCGGCCAACCTCGACGTGGCGATGCTGTATCGCAACTTCCCGCCCAGCGTCGAGATCGAGCTGACTGTCTACGAGCATCATCTGAGCGACAACGAAGCAAGAGCGGTCTGGAACGGCACCATCGAGTCAGTCAGTTGGCCGTCACTCGATCGCTGCGTTATCTCCGCGCAGCCTTACACATCAACCCTAGACGTGCCGGGGTTGCGTTTGACCTGGGGGCGCAATTGCGGCGCAGCGCTGTTCGATCGGCGCTGCAAGGTCAACCGCGAGCTGTTTCGCGTCGACATCACGATCCAGTCGCTCGATGGCTCGTCGATCAACTCGGAGATCGTCGAAGGGTACGCCGCAGGCTGGTTCGAGGGTGGATTCGCTGAGTGGACAGTCGGAGTTGGAGAGTCCGATCGCCGTGCCATTGAGCGCCAGGCTGGCGCGGCACTCACTCTCATGGGCGGCACCGCAGGCCTGGCGGTTGGTCAGGCCCTGCGGATCTTCCCAGGATGCAATCGCACAGCTGCGGTGTGTCACAGCAAGTTCAACAACCTGCTCAACATGCGGGCCGACCCGAACATGATGGGTAAAAACATATTCAACGGTAATCCGGTGTTCTGATATGGCAGTCCCATGGCCCCAAATCATTGCGATGGTAGCCTCGTTCGCTATCAGCGCGCTCAATCGCCCGAAGACCTCTTCACCCAAGCCCGCTGCGTTCGACGAGCTGGAACTGCCGCTGGCGGAGGTGGGCACACCTCAGTACGTGGTGTTCGGGGATGTTTGGATCCCGGATCCGGTTGTTTTGACCTACGGCAACTACCGCACCACCAAGATCCAGACCGAGGGTGGGAAAAAGAGCATCGGCGGGTGGATCCCGGGCCTGGCACCGGGCACCACAAACCCGATCGAAGCCAAGTTCGGGGCGCCTTGGGATCCTGTCGGTGAAAAGCTCCGCGAGTGGGATCCGACTCAGCCTGAAGAGCCAGATGACAACGGTCTCGGCAGCGGCGTCGTAGGAGGTAGCACATGGATTCCTTGAACCAGGTGCGGGCATGGCCGCGCCACATCCACGAGATGGGGCAATGCATGCGTGGGGCTCGGGCGATCGCTGAGACCCTTAGCCTCGACTACAACCGATTCGTGCATGAGGGCTTGCCAGTCGATGAGCTGCGAGCGACGGAGAACGCGTTCGCCATAGCGCTGGCCGATTGGGCCGAGAAGGAGGCAAGCAGTGGGTCAGAGCAGTAAGCCGCAAACGATTGGCCATCGCTACTTCCTCGGCATCCACTGGGGGCTGGCTAAGGCGCTCAACGGTATCCGTGAGATCCGCGTCGGTGATCGCCGCGCCTGGGTCGGCGACGCACAGGGCCAGGCACGCTGGCTGATCAGTGCCAGCAGCCTGTTCGGTGGTGACCAGGGTGAAGGTGGTATCTACGGCACCATCGACTTGATGCAGGGCTGGGAGAACCAGCCGGTGAATCCACGGCTCAAGCGCATGCTAGGCAGCGCTCTGGTGCCGGCGCACCGTGGATGCGCAACTGCCTTCTATGACGGCTTGGTTTGCTCGATGAACCCTTACCCCAAGGCCTGGATGTTCCGAGTGTGGCGCACGACAGCCGACTGGGATGACGACATCGTGTTCTACCCGAGCCGGGTCGTGATCCCCCTGGGCAACGGCTCGATTGCCGCAGTTAACGGAGCTCACATCATTTATGAGGCCATTACCAACCGTGATTGGGGGCGTGGCCGATCGAGGAACCGAATCCACGAGGCGTCCTTCCGGGCCGTGGCTGACACGCTATACGCAGAGAGCTTCGGACTCTGCATATGCTGGCGTCGGCAAGACGGCGTCGCTTCCCTGGTCCAATCGGTGCTCGATCACATCGGTGGGGTGCTGATCGATGACCTGGCCACTGGGCAGATCTCGCTGAAGCTGATCCGCAATGACTACGATGTTGCAAGCCTGCCTCTGTTCGATGAGGACAACGGCCTGCTCGCCATCGAGGCCGATGAAGCGGCGGATGGGGCGGGTGCGGTCAATGAGATCGTGGTCAAGTTCAAGAACATGCTGAACGGCGGTGCTGAGGATTATGTGCGGATCCAGAACCTGGCAGGCATCCAGTCCGTGGGCGCCGTGCTCTCCGAGACCGTCGACTACCCTCATATCCCTACGCCTACCTTGGCTGCTAGGGTCGCCCAACGCGACCTGGCATCGAAGTCAGCAGGTGTCCGCCGCTTCAAGGTGCGCACTGACCGTCGTGGTGCCAGCGTGATGCCTGGTGACGTCATCCGAGTCCGATCGCTGGTTCGGGGCTACGAACAGCTTGTCCTGCGCGTCGGCCGAGCGGACTACGGCACACTGCAGGCCGGTGCTTGCACATTCAATTGTGTGATCGACTCCTACGGGTTGCCGGCGACGAGCTACGTCTCGGTCGGGGAATCCAGCGTCAATCCGCCATCGACCCAGCCGTTGTCGGCGACGATTCGGCGGATCCTTGAGCTGCCTTATCGTGATCTGGCGGCGAATCTTCCACCCGAGCGTCTGAGCGCGGTGACGCCTACGTCCGGCGCACTAGCGCTGCTGGCGCGCCGACCGTCGCATGGCGCGTTGGGCTATTACCTGCTCACGCGTGTTGGGGCTGCAGCCTTCGGTGCTGTCGACGAGGGAGACTGGTGCCCCACCGCTCAGATCGCCATCGATCTGGCTCATCTCACCGTCAACGCCCGTATCACTTACCAGACAGACTGCACATCTGTTCGCGTCGGTTCTGTGGGCTTGATCGACGATGAGATCGTTCGTGTCGACGCTTTCGATATCGACAGTGGCGAGATCCAGCTGGGCCGCGGCTGTTCGGATACCGTCCCGACACCGCACCTGAAAGGGGCCAGGATCTGGTTCTACGGCCTGGACGCTGCAGTCGACCCAACCGACTACACATCAGGGGTCACCGTGCAGGCCAAGGCGCAGACCCGCACGACGTCGGGGCTACTCGATGCTGGCCTGGCGCCGACGGATAGCCTGACGCTCTCGGGTAGGCAGTACCGGCCGTACCCGCCAGGTCGTTTCAGGATCAATGGTGAGGCATATCCAGCCGAGGTAGAGGGCAACATCGCTGTCAGCTGGGCCCATCGTGACCGACTGACCCAGGCCGACCAACTCGTCGATACCACGGCAGGCAACATGGGGCCTGAGGCGGGCGCAACATACACCTGCAGGTTGCTCAGGGCTGACACGAATGCGGTGTTGCTGAGCCAGAGCGGCATCAATGGTACTGCCCACACCTTCGTGCCCGACTATGGAACCTATGCCGGCGAGGTGAAGGTTGAACTGTGGTCGGTGCGCGATGGTGTTGCCAGCGCCCAGAAGCATGAGTGGCAGTTCGAGGCTGGGCCGATCGAGGGGATGCAGGAACTCAGCGTTGTTAACACCAGCATCCAGCCACCCGCTGGCGTCACGTCATCGATCTCGCGCTTGATCCAGAGCAGCACCGCTATCGGTGACCTCATGCTGGCCTTCGTGATGCACGCCGGTCCGCTTACTACCGTTCCCGCCGGTTGGTCATTGGTTATCTCCGCTACCGGGGCAAATGACCGGCTGTCCGTCTATAAAAAGATCGCTGAGGCCGGTGACCCAGGTAACAGCAGAACTTGGGTCATGAGCGTGTCCTCTAGGTTCAGTGTTCACTATGTCGTGTTGAGGGGCACTGAACCGTTGGATGTTGTCGCATTCAACAGTGAGGTGAGCGCGGCAGGTGTATCCAACAATCCCACACCGATCGCGGCTGTGGCAGCAACCGCAGTCGGCCAGGTGGTACTTAACACCGCCGG